GGGGCAGGTGCTGTTATCTGTAAGCAGTGGCTGGTTCAGATGATGGAACATGCAAAGGATCTTGATGTAAGGTTAGTGGCATCTATCCACGATGAGTACCAGTTTGAGGTACATAACAAAGATGTTAAAGAGTTCTGTTCCATAACTAAGAAGGCTATGAAAGAGACTCAAGAAATATTAAATGTAAAATGCCCACTCGACAATGAGTTTAAGGTGGGTTCAACATGGGCTGATACCCATTAAAGGAGGTATAATATGGTTAAGAAATATTACGGTGTAGCAGTAGATGGATTAATAATTAGAGCTACCTCTAAAGAAGAAGCTGAAAAGATAGTTTCTAATAAATTTTCACCTAGTCAATTACAGTTGGGATGTGTTTACTATGATGGTACTACATACGATGCTGATAAAATACTAGAGATGAAACATTTATCACACCTACATTATCCTGCGTGTATAAATGATCCTGAAATACCTTGTATAAGATAGGTTCAACATGGGCTGATACCCATTAACATATATCTCTTGGTAGTGTAACGTAGTGTAACTACCTAGAGATATATGATTTATGAAAGGAGGTAAAATAACGCTTGACAAATCCGATTGAATTTGATATCCTGTAATCATCAACCAAACCTTTATGAAGGAGATATATAAATGAGTAAAGTAATGTCAGGTACAGCTTATTGGGCATCTGTTATAACCCCTAACACCAAGTTCGATGCTGATGGTGTCTGGACTATTGATGTTGGGAACTTAGATGATCTCAATAAGAAGAAGGCTCAGAAGGATGGGCTTACGATTAAGAATAAGGGTGACGAGAAGGAAGACTTTGTTACGTTCAAACGTAAGGTACGTAACGCTAAAGGCAACCTTAATCGCCAGCCCAACGTAGTGGATGCTAACAAGCGTCTGATTACGGAGACTATGATTGGTAACGGTTCAAAGGTTAATGTTTTGTATGAACCCTTTGAGTGGAATTTCGGTGGGAAGACTGGCGTTTCTGCCGATTTACGTGCGGTACAAGTGACCGAATTAGTACCGTACACAACCGAAGAGGACGATGCTTTCGATGTTGTCCCTGACGGTTTTACTTCCGATGAAGCTGAAGACATCCCCTTTTCAGCTTAACCTTTAACTAGGAGAGGGAGGGTGTATATACATAATACGTAGGTATACCCTCCCTATTTTTATCATGAGAAAGAAAAAGATAGATACATTAATCACAGATATTTATAACCTATTTAAAAATGGTAGGGGAAAGGGTTGTAAAGTAGATAGTATTGATCTGCAAGATATCCTTCAAATTACTACAGATAATATCTGGTGGGAGATTAAGAAAGCTGTAACTGGAGAAAGTGAAGAAACTAAACGATTGCGGATGTCTAATGTTGGTTATCCTGACAGACAACTATGGTATCAATTTCAAGATATAGAACAGGAGCCACTAAAAGATAATGATCCTATTAAGTTTTTATATGGTCATATTATAGAAGAATTAATTTTCTGTTTAGCGGAACTTGCTGGTCATGTGGTAACTGATAGACAGAAAGAAACTAATCTTGAAGGTATTAAAGGACATATAGATGGCCGTATTGATGGTGTCTTAGTAGATGTAAAATCAGCATCGCCTATGGCTTTTCGAAAGTTTAAAGATAAAACTTTATATAGTGATGATCCGTTTGGTTATATTGATCAGTTGTCTTCTTATGCTACGGCAGAGGGAGATAGTAAAGCTAGTTTTCTAGTTATGAATAAGCTTACAGGTGAGTTATGTTTAATGCCACTACATGAATTAGAGATAACTAATACAGGTGAAAGGATAAAATATTTAAAGGATGTGGTTAAATCTAAAACTCCACCACCTAAATGTTATGCTGATGTACCAGATGGTAAGTCAGGTAATTATAAACTAGGCGTTAATTGCTTTTACTGTTCTTATAAAAAGGATTGTTGGGCTGATGTAAATAATGGTCATGGACTACGAGTCTTTAATTATAAGAAAGGACCAGTGTATCTAACCCGTGTTAGCCGTACTCCTGATGTTCCAGAAATAAGGATTTAACTATGAAGACATCTTCAGCTAAAGCTAAAGGTCGTAAGCTTCAGGAGTGGGTTCGTAGGAAGCTTATAGATTATTTGGATGAAGATCATACCCATGATCTAAATGAGGAAATAAGCACTGCAATCATGGGGGAGAATGGGGCAGATGTAAAGCTTAGTAGCGTTTGTGAACATCTGTTCCCCTTCTCAATTGAGTGTAAGAACCAAGAAAAGTTTCATGGAATTTATAATATGGTTGACCAAGCTACAAACCATAGTAGACTACCACCATTAGTATTTATTAAAATGAATAGGAGAAAGCCATTAGTCATATTAGAAGCTGACCAATTTCTAGAAGATTATTTTTATTATGAAGAAGAAAACTTGTAACAAACCTAGCCTTAAATTAAATTTACTTTTTAATTTAGAAAAGAAACTACACAAGAGGAGGCCAGAACAATGCCTCTTCATTGCGGTTGTGTTACAGGCGTTGTTAGATGCGAGTAAACCTGAATTAAAGGATGAGGAATATGAAATTACATATGAGAGAGAAAGAGCAAGGGCTTGGTTCTTTGCAAGCGTGGGTGTAACATGCAGCGATTTTCTAACAGTATGCGATCACGCTGGCGTAGACTCTTCAGATACAAGAGTATTCGCCCATCAACTCCTAAAATCCCACCAAAAGACGAGAGTGAGAAGAAAGATCAACCTTATATTGAGGAAGGATCTACCACTAAAGATGTGGTAAATTCTCCTACGCATTACAATCAAACAGGAATAGAGTGCATTGATGCTATTGGTGCTGCACTAGGGGATGGTTTTGAGTATTACCTACAGGGTAATGTAATGAAATATCTATGGAGGTATAGGTATAAGAATGGTGTAGAAGATTTAAAGAAAGCCGAATGGTATCAAAATAAACTTATAGAGATAAAGGAAAGGAAGCAATGATGTACGGTCCACAAGTGCCAGCCTGTGAAGAACTCCATGCTACTAAGTATCGCTTACCCCATGAGAGTTTTGAAGAAGCAGCCAGCCGTAATGCCGCTGCTATGTCAGACAATGAAGAGCATCGACAAAGATATAAAAGTATTTTACTTAACCAGAGATTTATGCCAGCGGGCAGGGTCCAAGCAGCAATGGGGAGTCCAAGAGATGTTACAGCATATAATTGTTTTGTATCTGGTAAAATTGAAGACTCAATGCAGAGCATTATGGGGAGGGCTACTGAAGCCGCTGAGACTATGCGTAGAGGGGGTGGAATTGGTTTTGATTTTAGTTGGATACGCCCTCGTGGTGATCGTATTGTATCCCTTGACTCTGCTGCTAGTGGCCCTGTCTCATTCATGGGTATCTATGATGCGGTATGTCAAACGATTATGTCAGCGGGGCATAGACGAGGGGCAATGATGGGGGTTCTACGTGTAGACCATCCAGACATAGAACAATTCATTAGAGCTAAACAAAACCAAGACCAGCTTACTAACTTCAATATCTCTATCAGTATCACTGATGAGTTTATGCAGAGTGTTATTAAGGGTTCACCCTTCTATCTTAAATTCAAAGGAAAAATCTATAAAGAAATAAATGCTGTTGCTTTGTGGGATGAAATTATGAGAGCTAACTGGGAGTGGGCTGAACCAGGAGTATTATTTATTGATAGGATTAATGAAGATAATCCCCTCTACTACTGTGAAACTATAGCAGCAACCAACCCATGTGGTGAACAACCACTACCTCCATTCGGTGCGTGTCTACTAGGTAGCTTTAATCTGGTTAAGTATGTGGAGAAAGATACCTTTGACTTTGATCTGTTCAAGGAAGATATTCCTGATGTAGTTAGAGCTATGGATAATGTAATAGATCGTACAGGTTATCCCCTTCAGGAACAGAGTATTGAAGCTCATAATAAAAGGAGAATGGGACTAGGTATAACAGGACTCGCTAACTGCTTAACCCTTGTTAAGTTAAAGTATGGATCTGATAGTGCTGTAAGATTTACCAGAAAAGTAGGAAGGGTTTTATGCCATACAGCTATAGAGGCTAGTTCTGATTTGGCAAAAGAGAAGGGATCATTTCCCTTATTTAAACCGGAGTACTTGAAGGGTAATTTTTTCAAGCGTCTCCCGCCTGAACTACAGAATAAGATAACCAAGCAGGGAATTAGGAATAGTCACCTGACTAGTATAGCTCCTACTGGAACCATTAGCTTTACAGCCGATAACATTAGTAGTGGTATTGAACCTGTCTTTATGCATGAGGTTGATCGTACTCTGATGACAGAGGGTGGACCTATTATTGTTAAGTTACAAGACTATGTCTATGCTAATCATGGTATTAAAGCAGAGACAACTGAAGATCTAACTGTAGAGGACCATCTTAAAATTCAAATAGCTATCCAACCCTACATTGATAGTGCTGTATCAAAGACTATTAATATAGGAGATAACGTAACCTTTGAAGAATTTAAGGATGTATATCTACAGGGGTGGAGGGGAAAATTAAAAGGAGTAACCACTTTTAGGTTAGCTGGTAAGAGATATGGTATTTTAAATAAGAGTGAGCCAGCTATTAAAGAAGAGCATAATGGAGTAGCTTGTTTCCTAGACCCAGAAACTGGGCAGAAGGAGTGCGGTTAATGTTAACTATTATACTATTAACTATAACAGCCGTTCAAGTAGGAGTATTAATTATTCATACTATTAAGGTAATGTAAAAAAAAGACTTGACATTTATAGAATTATTTGTTACTATAGTGGTAGTATAAGGTAATTGTTGCTACTGGTAGGATGGTTACCTTCAATCCACTTGCTTTTTAAAAAGGAGTTTATTATGTATAAAAATTTTTATAGTGATATTTTTAGTATAACCGATAACCTATTTGATAGGAGTAACTTCCCCTTCAATGGTTTCCAACCACCTATTGTTTTAGTCTCTGAAGAAAGAATAAAAGAAATGGAGCGTAAACAACATGAACGTACCCTTCAGTTTCTTGATAAGAGGATTGAAGATCTTCAAGCTTATCGGCAAACTGTAGAGGATACTCTTCCCAAAATAGAACATAAAGAGGAATAATCAACTATGTATTCAAAACAACCAACGATCTATATTGGTTATGATCCTAGAGAAAATTTAGCTTTTGAGGCTTTGGTTGAATCAATTATCGAAACATCTTCAGTAAAGAATTTAAATATAATTAAATTAAATCAGCCATCCCTACGTGCCTCTGGGTTATATCGTAGGGCTTGGCATACTGAAAAACACTCTTCCGGTTCAGTTCAGAAGCTTGATACAGTAGATAAGAAACCATTATCAACAGACTTTAGTTTTAGTCGGTTTCTAGTACCTCATCTTAATCAACATGAGGGTTATGCTATCTTTATGGATTGTGATATGATGCTTAGATCAGATATCATGGAGGTCTTTGAAAAGTATTCAAATCCCAACCATGCCCTTTCCTGTGTATGGCATCAGTATACTCCTAAAGAGGGACTGAAAATGGATAGTCAAATTCAACAGCCCTATACAAGAAAGAACTGGTCTAGTTTTATGTTATGGAATTGCTCTCATCCTGTTCATGCTAACCTAACTGTTGATGATATTAATACAAAGTCAGGATGGTGGTTACATAATTTTTCATGGACAACTGGTTGGGAACAAGGAAGGCCAACTCAATTCCCACTAGGACAATTACCAGAGGAATGGAACTGGTTAGACAACCACTCACCTGAATATATTGAAGCGAAGAATGTTCACTTCACTACAGGTGGTCCTTGGTTTGATGATTGGGTTCCGGTAAGAGAAGCAGACAAAGTCTATTCTAAAGAGTGGGATAGTATAAAAGAAAAAGTAGTAATAAACGAAGGGTTGGTGAATGTATAACTTTATTACCTCCTTTAATGAGGATGGTTTAAATATTTATGGTATGAAGATGTTGGAGACTGTCGCAAGATATTGGCAGTCTCCTTTAAAACTTACCGCATACTATCATGACTTTGATATAGATAAACATGACGTACCACGTTGTGAACATATTCAGTATAGAAATCTTAATCTAATAACAGAAATGATTGCATTTAGAGAAACCTTTTCTGAACATGATGGTACTGAAAATGGAAAGATACCATATAATTTTAGACTAGATGCAATTAAGTTTTGCCATAAAGTCTTTGCTCTTACAGAGTTTGCATTTGAATTAGCTGATGATAGCCGTGATCCCGGCTGGTGTATCTGGTTAGATGCTGATACCTTTACTAAGAAAGAGTTTACTTCCAAGGACTTAGATAATTTCCTTAATCCTAAAACAGAACTTGCTTTCCTGGGGAGGAAACACTTTGACTATAGTGAGACTTCTTTCTTAGCTTTTAATTTAAAATACCGTAGCCCACTAGATCTATTGGGTGATCTACGTGGAGCCTATAATTCAGGTGAGGTTCTTAATTACCGTGAGTGGCATGATGGATTTATCTTTGAAAGATTACTAACTATCTATCGTGCTCATGGTATGAAAGTACAAGACTTTACTGGTCACCTGGATATTACGGACCTTGTAAAAGGTAAACAGGCTTTTGAATCTTTCCCCCTTAGTGATTTTATGGAACACTTAAAAGGGGATCGCAAAGATAAAGTTAGTAAACCCATTCCCCCTGCAAAACGATATGCCTTACTAGCTGATATTATCCGACAGTATAAACCAGCTAGAGTAGTTGAGACTGGAACTTGGATAGGTCAACGTGCTATTGAAATGGCTCTTGCATCTTTTGAAAATAGAGATGACTTCCACTACATAGGCTATGATTTATTTGAAGATGGAACAAAAGAATTAAGTAAGAAAGAATTAAACGCAAAGAAGATAGTATCAGTAGAAGATATTACAAATCATCTTAATACCTTTAAAGATAAGATGAAGAAGGAAAAAAAGAAGAAGTTTACTTTTGAATTAATCAAGGGAGATACTAACGAAACTTTAAAAGATACTGTTAAGGCTGACATGGCTTTTATTGATGGTGGACATAGTACAGCTACGGTACAGAATGACTACCAGAAATTAAAACATATTCCTGTATTAGTCTTTGATGATTTCTTTAGTGCTGATAAGGAAGGTAACTGTGTAGAGGAAGAGTTTCAAGAGGTCAATC